TTGTTCCACATCACTACAAAATCTACATCATTCTTGATTTTTATGTCATGCTGCATTTTCTTGTACAATTCATCGGTGTTTGGTAGTGGTTTGTAATGATTGTGATTCAATCCGTGTGGAACAAATCCTGTTATGATTTCATTGTTAGCTAATGGTCTTGTCTGTTCTGAATCTGCGTCAAACACTTCAAATCCGTTTTGTCGAAGCACTTCACGATGAATATTGTCTGATTGTTTGCTGATACCCATGATCAGATCGCAACTTGCATAAAATGGTGCGTTCCACATCGGATAAGGCAAATCATCCCATATGGAATAATATATGATAGGGATATTGTATGTTGATTTTATCTCATGCTCTATTGCATACAACCAACCCCAATATCTAGGATCTGTAAAGTGCATGATAGCATCGGGTCGTTCTGCATTGATTAGTGATATCAACACATTTCGATCGCCATAACCTGACCATGGAACTATTTTTACACTTGCATCTGCAATACCAGTTTCTTTTTGTAATTGTGCGGATAAATCTAATCCTTTGCCTTTTTCCGGATGTTCGAGTGCTGCACCTAGCTGAATCCAATCATAATGCTTCAGTGTGTTTAGAATAATCTCTCGACTGATAGTTCCAATACCAGACGGCAATCTGAAATCATCGGATAGTAATAAAATTTTCTTTTTCTTAGTAGTTTTTTGTAACTCCATTCTTTTTCCTTTATAACTTTATTATAAATATATTATCCTAAAATAACAACCTTTTTTTCAGATTTATTTGCTGCGTTATAAGCTGTTTTAAGCACAGGATCTAGTTTTGCTTCATTTGTTAGTATCATCAGGTAATCACAATTCTGAGAAAGCATTTTCATACGATGATGCAATTGACTGAAATGATATTTTTTACCATAATAAGATTCTGGAAGAGCTGAATACAGATTGTATCCGGAAAATGAAGGATTGTATTCCTGATACCGCATTTCATATTCAAGTGCATACTTTCTAACCATAAAGTTAGCTCCTTCATTGCCACCTGCTCCTAATACAGTAAGATCAGGTCCAAAACGTTGTTTTAATTCATATAATACGTCTCGAACCTTTCTTTTATTCTGCCAACCTGTATTTCCAATAATTGCTACTTTCATTGATACTTGTCGTGTTTGTATTTCACTGATTTAGGCATATATCCGTATGCCATGCGTAATCCTTGTTCCAACCACATTTTGTTTTCTTTGTGATGCGGTCCATCTATATCTGTTAACAGATGATATGTAGTAATTTCGTGTATTGGACTGTCTTTTCGTTTCTGCAAGAATGTGTAAACGTAACAATGTTTATGTTTGTACTTATTCACGTATTCTGTTCTCTTTTGGACAATTTTCATAATCTTCTTTGAATGGACACCATTTGCAATGTTTAGCACCTTTGCCAGCAATTGCCATATAAGGAATATCTTCACGACGATTGCCTTCGGCATCAAAAACAGTGCTAATAAACTTGTCTATCTGTGTTTGTATTTTTTTCTGTGTAACCGATCCAGATGCTGGCTTTATTTCTTGTATACGCTTTTGTGGAAACATTGAATCTTCTTGCATTTTGCGTTTAACCACAAAAAATTCTACTTCTATGTTGTCTTTAGGAACACCATATTGTTGTGAATAATAATTCTTGTATGCAACCAATTGTGCTGCTTTGAGTTTATCTGCTTTCTGATATTTGTTCCATCCCATACGAGATGTTTTGATATCAATAATTTTTATGGTGTTGTCTTTGGTATCTCGAAGAACTAAATCTACAAATCCGTACCAATACACTGACTTGTTAACTGGAGAAGCAGGAGTACATAATTGTAATTCTATTCCTATTAGTTCAGTGCCTTTACTTGAAAAATATTGGCCTCGACGCTTCTTGAACCAATCTAATATTGCAGCACCATCCTGCTGATATTCTGCTAATTCTGCAGGAGTAGAAAAATGTACGCCTTCATTTGATTCTAAACATGATTTGTATTCTTTATGCATATTAGACAGCAGAAGCTCTGGCAGATTCATGTTGTCTGCTGCTTTTACTGATTTGGTATACATGGTAGTCAAATACTCTTGCAATGTCTCATGAAAGGCAGTACCAAAACAAGTTTCTATGCTAAATGTAAATGGAGCTAACTTTTTGATGTATGATAACTCGTATGATTTGGGACAACGTTCGTACATGGCCCATTGTGAATAAGAAATCTTTCTAGGTACAGTTTCCGGGTCTATTGTTGATAGTTTGTATATAGGGTTTAAATATCCAGATTTCATTATACTACAATTAAATCTTCTTTACACAGATTAACAAGATTTTGTTTTGCATCGGCAAGATCCAAGAAAAATTGTTCTTCTAGTTCGTAATATTCTTCGGTTTCATCATCATAATTTTCACAAACCGGCCGTTTTGGAAGTTTGTCTTCATCATATTCACATATTAAATCACTACCAAACTGATTGGCATATCCTCCTGCTATATGCAATAAAGCTTCGTCTTCACTTGTTAATTCAATTTCAAATTCTTTTGAATTATCCTGAAAATAATCTGCAATCATATAAAATAATTCTTCTGGCGTATCCCACGCAGATTCAAATGTAAGAATAATTTCATCTTCTTCAAACTGCCAATCATGCAGATGACACCATTTTGCACCAATATTAGTTATCATCCAGTCTCTGTCTGGTTCTTCTGGATATTCTTCGCCGTATATTAATTTATATAAATTATCAGCTAATCTATAACATTCGTCATACCATTTAGGTAAAACCGAATCTTTATCTGTGTTGTCTGATTGTTTTTGTTCAGTTACAATTTTATCTTTGAATGCTTTTAGAACTTCTGGTGTAGACGTAATACACATGATAGTATAAACATGATTTGCCATAAGTATTTTATTTTAATATAATAAATTATCCGTTAGAATCCAAATGTTCTGCCAGATAAATATCAATTAAATCTTTGGTCTTTTGTAGGTCTTGCTGAAATGATCCTTTGTGGCGACATCTAACTATTCGTTTAATTATATCAAACTCATAACTGTTTAACTGCCAATCTTCTGCAAATTTATACAATGAATCTTTTCCTTTGTAATGAGATTGTGTGTTTACACTCATTTTTTACCTTTCAATATTGCTTTCTTTTCTTTTTCAGTATATCCGTATTTTGATATCAATGAATCACAGCTATGTAAATCCATTAAATCGATATATTCTATTGCTTCTGCCTTAGAAACCTGATAATGCTCTGCAACCTGAGCTATTAGCTCTTTTGTGTATTTATCATCCTTTTTGCCTTTTACATATTTGGCAAATCCTTTAGATGCTGGCAGAAAATCATGATATAGTCGATATGTTTCTGAAGGACGTAGTTGTCCTATGGTATATCGTTGCAATGTGTTGATTATTTCAGTGAATTCCATACGCATTGACAACCAACGATTCACAATGAACGGAGAAAATTTCTTTTGATCAGATTCTGACCATTTGTTCCATTCTTTCTTTTTGTGTGTAACGCCATCTACAAAATCAAAGATAGTTGCTGGTTTCTTTTCTGCCATTATAGTTTGTATTTTTTCTTGTATGATTCTATTACGTAATCTCCAAATCCAATATCCAGTATAACTGCATTATCCGGAATACCTGCTATTTTCTTTTTACCGATTACTTCGTCGACAGATTTATTCTGTAATATTTTAATTTTAGTTCGAGCATTGCTTCGGTTGCTAGTTTTGAATACTATTGCTACGGAATCTTTGTATATTGCCATTATTTTGATTTTGGTTTAACCGGACGAAACTCTTCTGGAACATGGCCGCAGTCATCACATCGGAATGACGGAATTGGCGCCAGTTGATCTTTGGTATCTCCTGTAATAAATTTGGATATCTTGTTAATAACTAATACTTGTCGAAAATACATTCCTTGACATTCCGGACAGGTGATTGTTTGCAAATCATCCGGAGTAATATTCATTTTGATTTCTTTTCCCATAATTATAATTCATTTATTAGTTTAACAAACATTGACATTGCATTTATTTCTTTGTCTACAACAGATACGTCGGTATGTTGTGATTCTGCAATAATCAATATAACTGGACCTATATGTCCCACAGCAAATTCATCTAAATTATCATATAAAAAAGTGAAAAGTGCTGTAAAGTCTTTTACTTTGCTGTCTGCAATAATCTGCCGTATTTTTGTGAATGCAGATTTTTTATCTGTTAGATTTTTTAATATTTCTAGTATTTCTGTCATGTAATTTGCCTGAACGATGCTGCTTTTGTCTAAAATCAACTTGCCGTTCACTACATGACTTTGTGCCGAATTGATTGCTCTTCTGACATCTGGATATGATGCATTGATAATTGATGCTACATCCTTTATATCATATTCAATACCTTTTTGTTCTAGCACAGTTACCAATCTTTTAGCAACATCCGTTTTATTCGGCGGAGTTATTGAAAATACCTGACATCTGCTCTGTATTGGATCTATAATCTTTTCTATATAGTTGCAAGTCAATATGAATCTGGCAGATTTGCTGTATGTTTCCATTAAATTACGCAGAGTTGCCATTGCGTTAGGAGTCATGTAATCAAACTCATCTAGTATAATAATTTTCCATCGATTAAATCCGACACTGCTAGCAAATCTTTTAATCTTGTCTCGAACAATGTCTACCGAATTTTCATCTGATGCATTAATATACATGATTTGACTGTCTACTGCATTTGCCAGTATTTTTGCTAATGTGGTTTTACCGGTTCCTGCAGGCCCATAAAATAACAAATGCGGCAATTCTCCGCTTTCAATCCAAAGTTTTGCTTTGTCTATTACATGTTCATTGCCTATGTAACCATCTAGTGTGGAAGGTCGAAATGCTTCAACCCATAAATCGTGTTCTTGTTTTGTGTCTATCATTGTTGTCCTGTTGATCCGAATCCTCCAGCACCTCTTTCAGTCATATCTAACTCAGGTACCACGTTCCATTCAATTTGTTCTACTTTGTTCAGTACCAGTTGTCCTATTCGATCACCCGGTCGCACTGTGAATATGTCTTTGCCGTGATTCATCAGTATCACTCGTATTTCTCCTCGATAGTCTGCATCTATAGTTCCTGGACTATTTAGCACTGTTATGCCCCATTTTGCAGCAAGTCCGCTTCTGGGTCTAACTTGTATTTCATATCCTGCGGGTATTGATACAAATAACCCGGTTGATATCATTGCTCTGCTGCCAGGTGCTATTTCCACATCTAATTCTTCTGCACTTCTGACGTCACAACCTGCACTTCTGCTGGTTTCATATGCCGGCAATTCGTTTGTTGATGAATTTATAACTAATACTTGCATAATTAATTTTGTAATTGTACTAACCAATAAGTTGAATCAAAATCTGCATCTGTAAATTCAATGCGAGATAATCCTTGTGATGATACATGCATTTTACCGGTTGCACCTTTGTTTGCAGTTAAAACTTCTTTTAGTTTGTCGGCAGAAAAGCAAATTGTATCTAAATCTTCTGTTGTGGTGCCAACTTCAAATGTTACATAGTCTGAATTAATAGTACTGTAATTAATAATAAACTTGATAACACCATTCTTAACCTGTACTGCAAAGTTTTTAGAATCTGGTAATGCATTCTTTGCTTTGATAAATTTATTGGTAAAATCTGCGTCTATTGCAATTGCTACTTCATACGGTGGTTCCTGATTGATAGTAGGAACATTAGGAATAACAGATGTGTCTGCCAACATGAATGTTAATTTGGTAGTTCCTTCTTTGATCTCCATTGCATAATTCTTGCCTTGAGAATCGTGCACATTGATATCAATATTGTCTCCTACTGCCGAAAGCATTTTTACTAATCCGCCTGTGTGATTGATTCCTATTTCGCCGTTAGCAAATGGAGATGTTTTCCAATTCACTTTGCCAACCACTGTTTGATCTTCGTCGATTAATTCACAATGAACACCTGTTGTGTCCATGTTTAACTTTACCGCTTCGCAATTACCACCTAAATGATATCTGCTAATAAAATTTAATAAATTTGTTTTTTGCATGTTATTCCTGTTTAAAATTTAAAGAATTCGTTGAATTTATTTACATCGGTAGTTGATATGCTATCACCACCAAACTTTTTATATGTCTTTTTATATGTTGAATACACTTTCATTGCTTCTGCTGGATCTGCAAACATTTCATGAAGTGACAATATCACATCATATAAATCTTTAGGTAATACTGTTTCTAATAACTCTACATGATGACCGGTTAATTTGTTTATGTCTTTAACCATTTCACAATACAAATGCACATTGTGAACTACCATTCTGGGCATACCTTCTTGTGAATATCTGTCTAATCCGGTTGCTGTCTGTCCTCCCAAGTATTCATATGTAAAATCTCGACAAGCAGGACAATCAATACTACAAGCAACATGTTTGCTTTTATCAATTTCAACCGCGCCTTCTTTGCCTTGTTTAATATGAGTTTTTCTGCGATATTCTGCATTCTTTGGAAAATATAATTCAGTGAATGTTTGTGTTTTGTAATTACCAGAATGCAAATATGTTCCAAACACCGGATATTGTCCTGGAGATGAAGAGTCAGACATAAGTTGAACTCGACCATCTGTTAATTCGTTTAGCAAATGCTGAATAGTTCCTAGTATGAAGAAATCTGATATTTTGCTTATGCCTAACAAGTGCACATACTGCACATGCTTCTTTTCAAATTCTCTTTCTTGAAGCATTAGTGCAATCACATACATGAAATCTACCAGCTTCTTAGGACCTCCTATACACCAACCATTAAAATCAAAATCTTTGAACTTGTGATACCAAGTAGAATATTCTTCATTAAATGTTCCTTGTATTACATTTAAAAACTTAGTTTTACCTGACTGATGCTTTTCGAACCATTTAAAATTATCAAATGAAATATCCATTGAATCATTGAAACGATTTTCAAATGTAACGCGCGGTGGTATATCCAGATTAGCTGCTACGTCTGAATTAGCTTCCAACCAATGAAATATTTTTTCTCTGATATTACCGTCCCATTTAAGTGCTCCGGTTGCAATCTGGAATCCTCCTGAATCTCCGAATACAAATGTGCCGTCATCTAATCCTAACTGCTGTCGGAAATCCATTTTCTTGTAATGATGTCCTGCAGTTACCAGAAAGTAAGGATGTCGCCATTCTGCAGGATATTCTTTAGCAAAAAATCGCATCGTAGTGCCATCTTCAAACGTAGTACCTTTTTTGAATGCAGATACCATACTACCTGCCGATAGAGATGGTATATATAAAAACTCTTTACTCATGTATTCCTTGTGTGTTTAATAAGTGTGTACAATATGCAGATTCATGCCACACATTGATTTCTTGTGTAACATCATTTGCAATGATATATGCTTCCATTCTACGACCTAAGTCTGCTAGATCCGGATAGTTATAATATATTCCTGTGCGATTACTTGTTCTGTTCTGATTTAAAACATACAGTGCAGATTGCAGATTAAATGGTTTGTACAATTTATCTGCCGGCACAAACTCTGGAAATGATCTGAAATCTGGAAATATTACATCACAACCAAATGTAGTTGATTCTAACACCGTCCACGAAACATAATCTTGCAGTGAACTATTAAACTGAATCTTTGCATCTGCTAGCTCTGTATAATATTCCTCTTTTGTGAGATTGCTTAACAATTTGAATCTGGGCTGACGGTCTGCCAATTCATTCATTGCTTCTATTACACCTGGCAGCATTGACTTGAATGATTTGCCTGATGTGGTAACGTGCCATTCCCAATTTTCATTTTGATTTAAAAATTCTTCGGCTACCTGCATCATGAAGAATGGATTCTTTTCTTTGTCTAATCGACTTGAATAAACCACTACCGGTTTCTTAGTCCATTCATTTTTCTGATATCCTGGTAGTTTAGCTTCTGTTAATTGTTTATGCAACGGCAATGAAACAACATGTATAGGAGCTTCAAATCCTGCTGCTCTGAGTTGATCTCTGTGAATGGTAGATCCTACGAATATTCCTGTCATTCGTTTGTCTAGTCCTAATTCAAATCCTCTCATCCAGTTTCGCATCGGCCATGTAAAGTCATATTCGTCTACACTTTGTGCATGAAGCATTGCGTATATCTTAACACGTATACCATATAGATCCAATGCATATAATATAGATTCGATACCCGGATGCCAATAATCCTGCAGGAATAAAACATCATCGTCTTTAACCAAATCCAAATTAAGCATATCCAGAAAGTTGCTGCATTGTGACATGGCAAATTTGCCACGACCTACTGCATCTAATACCGCGCCTACTTTAATCTGCTGATCAAGATCAAATTCTCCTGGAACATCGATAAACTTGAGTTTTTCTGCTTTTTCATATGGTGCAAATGTTGCTGGCATCCACTCTTTTGATAGCTGATAAGTATATCGAGCTTTGAGTGGCTCTAAACCGAAATACCATACTGTTCTAATGTCTTTATTTGTCATAACTTATTGTAAGAAAATAATATGCTTTATCCAACCTAATCTCGTTCAATGATTGCGCCGTTCTCCCAATCTTCCCAAACTTCTACACGATACAAACTAGGAAATGAATCTAATAACCATTCTCCGATAGCTTCACAGCTCATTCTGCCAAATTCTAATACATTGGTTTCGGAACTAGTAAATGCTATTCGCAGTCCTTTTTGTATTTGTCGTTTCAACAAGATAAATTCTTCATCTCTGTCTGTATGTGTTACTTTAGCATAACATCGAAAACCAAACATGTGTCGATGTCTGTCTGATAAAAATGCTACTTCTGGAAAGATATCCTTGGCTTCAGGCCAATTGTGAAATCCTTCGATTGAAAATGTTACTACTACGCTGTATTTCATAATTCTTCGTCAAATTTATAGTTACTAGGATTGATTTCCATCATGTTGCACTTGGTAATCTGATGAACACGGTACCAACCAGCATCTATGCTAAGTGTATCGGTGTCTTTAAGTACTTGTAGTGCATCATCTTGTATGCGATATATAATATGGCATCTGTTTATTAGGTCCGGAGGAATACGACGTATGGTGTCTGTATTGGCTTCAATTGTTACAGCACAATTAGAAGAATCCAATATGTTTCTTATAGCTTCTACTTCTGCGGTATTTTCAAAACATCGTTTCATGTATTCTATAGTAAAATAATAATGTGGATATTCTTGCAGATCTTTTACCTGAATGCCGTTGCCTAATTCTCTGACAAACAGAGTCATTAAATCTGCGTATCGGCCTTCTACTTCACGTCCGCGCCATTGCTGTTTTCCGTACATATAACTTTTTATTTAATATAATGAATATTATGGGTATAACCAAATCATACAGTAAAAAAGTGCTAACATGATTGCTAACACTTTATTGATTTAGTTGATGTTTAAGCTTTATACATTAAATTGGGTCACCTAAAACATTCTTGAACGAATTAGTAACATCTTTTCCAGTTTGATCAAGTAACTTAATTGTTTTTGAATTTGCATCATATTCCCACGTGCCCGACAATTCACTAATCGATTTATTCTGCATTTTAGTAATCCAAGCTTGCTGTCCGCCTTGTGACCTTTTAAACTGTAATTCCATTTTAATACCTCTCTGTGTAGGGAGGCTTTCAAGCTTAAAGCCATATTCTGCCGGATTATCCGCAGTTGGTAAAAGAAAGCCACTCCATTTAAACCCAGGTATTTTTATCGATCCATTTTGTAAACCGGAAGCTACGTCATTCATAAGATTATATACCTGTTCATTCAGATTCTTGGTTCCAAATCTGCGCATGTTTTCTGATAAAACGTTTCGTTTCATGTTGTTATCCTTTATTGTTATCCGTTATAAAACAAATAATATATATCCTTATATGGTGATAATTCTAAATTTTTACCTACAGCATTTGGTTCTGCGATAACGCAGCGCTGTATGCTAAAATCTTCTGTTTCTCCTCCGGCTTTTTCGGCTTCGGTAGGAACTCTGGTTGCTTCTGGTTCTGCGGCAAATTTAACCGTAATTGGATTATCTCCTGATACCAATTGCAATTTGGCACGATCTGAAGCGGATAATTCATTGTCTAGGCCTCCACAGTCCGTCCAAACTATTTTAATATTTTTTATATCATCTAGACTAGTTATAGAACTCGGTACCGTAGTTTCTTCATTTAGGAACTGCTTCCATTTAGTTTCGAATAAGTATTTATTAGTTTTCATTTTTGTTACCGTTAAGATTTTTTTAAATATTTGTTCTCCAGCGTATTAGTAACGTCTACTCCGGTTTGATCAAGTAACTTAATTGTTTTTGAATTTGCATCATATTCCCACGTGCCGTTTATTGCTTTGCTGTGTTCGTTATTAATTTCAGCCACCCATGGTTTCTGTCCAGCTGGTGTCATTTTAAAAATTAAGTACATTGTAAATCTTGATTCGGGATTGCTTTTAAGCTTAAACCCAAATTTTGGTTTGTTGGTAGGGGAAAGATAGCTATCCCATATAAATCCAGGTATACTTATCGTTCCGTTCTCTAAATCTTTAGCTACTGTATTCATTAGACTATCTTGGCGTATATCAGCCTGTTCATTCAGATTCTTGGTGCCGAATCGGCGCATGTTTTCTGATAGGATATTTTTTATTTTAATCATTTCTTTTTTTTTAATTATTACTTCCAGCCGTTAGCAGCTGCCATACTCATAATAGATTTCTTATGATAAATTTTTGTTATATCTATTTCAGATTTTATCCACTCTAGTATACTGTTTTCTGTCACACTCTTCCTCTTTGAATTCAAATATATATTGTTAACTGCTGCATAAAGTTCAGGCCCACCTTTTTCTATTGCCATAAATGCTGCTTCAACAGGGGCTTCATTATCTAATTCCCAAAAAGGAATATGGTTTATAGAATCATTTATTACATCATATATGTATTGCGGATCTTTAAGATCTTCGATCGTTTTATAATCTATAGGTCCATCCAATTGACGTCTAATCGATGATTTCCATTCTTGTTCATTCAGATTCTTGGTACCGAATCTGCGCATGTTTTCTGATAGGATATTCTTTTTCATGTTTACTTTTATTTATTTTAATATAAATATCATCCAAATGAAAAAAACTTGGTCATGTTGTTGTTCTGCGGAAGCACACCCCAATTCATGGCTGCATAGAAGTCATCCAGCTTGCCTCGTAGCTCTCTATCGAATATTTTATCTCGGTCAATATAGGTCTGCAAGAACTGCATGATCTCTGCAGGATCTTCATATCCTCGCACTGCTATAGTGTCAAATCCAAACGGATTAGTTTTCAGATATGCCCATTTCACTTTTTCGCCGTCTGTTATTGCTGCAGTGTTGCGAATTTTGAATTTATGCAGCAAATCATTGAAATTGATTGCAGACTTAACATGTGCTGGTGTACCTGATACATATCCAGTAAACGGCTTGCGTGCTTTTGTGTATTTGCTTATTTCTTTGACACCGGTGTTTTTCATCACATTCAACACCACAGAATTCTGTATGTTGTCTTTGAATTTCAGTATCATATCCGAAGTTTCTTGCTTGTCGGACTGTTTGAGTATCAGCCAGAGTGTTTCAGTCATTATCTTTTTGAAATCCGTAGGAAAACTGGATCTAACAACATCTAGTCCTTTTATATCCATTTTGTCGGTAGGTTTTCCTTCTTTGAATATTACCCATTGTGCGTAACGCTTTTTGGCTATCCATAAGCCGGACTTTGCAACATATTCTTGCTTGATCTGCCAACGATGTGTTGCGGTATTATGAAACACTATGGCATACTGATCATACATTGCGTTAACGTGTGATTGTATTTCAGATGCAATCAGATTGGTCTTTTCTATCATGAACTGTTCATCAGTTTCATCAAAATTCGGATAACGTTTTTCAATTAAAGGAAGCGATGAGCAAAATGTTGAATCAGTATCAGTATAGAAAGCATATTCAGCTCGTTTACCTGTAGAATTAATAAAATGATCTTTTCCAGTTTCTCGTTCATAGTATCTATTTATGCATTTTGCAGAAAATTTAATTACACTCTGACCAGTTGCTGTGATAGCACCTGCATTGTCTAGGTCATGAAATCGAAATGTTTTTAATCCTAACACTCCGTAAAATGAATTGAGCAACACTTTCTGCGTGAGCTGCATGGCATCATAAAATTTGTATTGTTCTGACCCTACTTCATATTCGTCTCGTTTGTTCTTGAACTCTACACGTTCATCAAACCATTTTTCTAGTATGGCCGGCAGAAACCCTTTTTTCTTGGTGGAATACACAGCTCCGTTGCTGGCTACTGTGGATTCTGTTTCTTGCAACCAACGTTTAAAATCTTTTACTTGTATTGAGGTGTTGCCATCACTAACCGTAACATCAAATGCATCTTTGCTTAAAAGTTGTTCTTCATTCCAATTCTGCACTACTCCTACTTTAGTTTCCGGAGATATGTTCAAACTCATGATGATACTAGGATACAGAGAAGTTAGATCCAAGTCATATATCCATTTGTATAGTCCAGGGACCGGTGGCATCACATAAGCTCCTGCTAATGCATCTGCCTGAGTTTCTTCTTCAATGAATCTGAATTGCTTGTTAGGTGCAACAAATCCGTTGCGTTTCAGGTCTACTATTGCAGCACCATCCAGGTATTTAGATGCATAATACACATCTTCATACGGAACATGTCCTTTATGACATATGGTTCGTGCTAAATTTAACAGCTGCAGCTTTTCATCTAAATCTGCAACCAAATCAACGTCAGTCATGTTGTACCAAGCAAACTTGTGAATGTCTTCCCGGAACAATGCATCTAAATCTCCGTCATACTCAACCTTGCCTCGCCCTAACTCTGTAAGTGCAACTGTGTCTAATCGGTAATTGGGTAGTTCTGTATAAGTAAAGTTTTTATACAATTTAATATAATCTAAACTTGATACTCCGAATATTTTGTATTGTGCTCTGTTTTTGTTCCATTCAACAATTCCGACAGGAGACAATGCTTCAACTGATTGTTTGCCTAGAATCTTCTTGCAACGATTAACAAGGTATGGAATATCATATCCGTCACTGTTCCATCCTGTTACTATGGTAGGCGCAATCTGTTGCCATATGTTTAAAAATTTGGTTAACAGTTTGTGTTCTGTATCAAACACTTCTATGGTGTATCCTTCAGCATAAAACACATCATCTTGCAAAACTTTGTGAGTGTCTAACAGCAACACACGACGATCTTTTCCGTGTTTGTCGTAATATGCAATTGCATTTATCTCGGTGCGAACATCGTCTGGAGTAGAATAACCATTCTCATCTTTTGCCGTTTCGATATCAAAAAATAACTCACGATGGTCTGTCGAACCTAAATCAGATTCATAATACAAATCAATCAGTGTGCGAACTTCTTCATTTAAATCTGATTCATATGATTCTGGACTGCTTCTGATGTTTGAATTTATTCGTTTAAGTGTAGTGCCATCCAATGATTTATACTGTCCGTTTGCGTCTGGAAGATAGCCGTACGGTTTGAAGTTAATCTTCTTGTATCCGGCTTCATCATCCCACAGATGAATAGTATTAGTTTTTTTGTGATATGCGATGTTTTGATACATTGTATATTCCGTAAATGTTAATTGCTATAATTATAAAACTAAGAAACATATGGCTATAATTATTTATGAAAATATCATATGTAATCCAACCTATGTCTCCGATAATCCATATCACAATTGCAGGAATCAGCTGTCTGCATGAATTGAATATGAATCCGATTAACACTAATACAGTGCTAATCCATCCTAATGCTTCTACCCACATATTAAGCAGGTTCAGATACCATTAGCAATTCTGATTCTCTGATTAGCAAATATTCAACTTCGTCTATTGTTACTTTCTTTTGATCTCCTGCATTGCTTTTGTGTAGCATTACAGTGTCGCCAGCTTTCACTGTCATTGGTATTTGCACTCCGTTATGAGTGTATAATCCAGGACCTACTTTGATTACATCTGCATAAACATAATCTCCATCTGCACCTGGTAACATGATGATTGTGCTTGATTTTTTAACTTGTTCTTGTTCTTTAAGCAGAACTAAATCTCCATATGGCTTCATATTCATAACCTTTTAGTTTATATTAATATTTGTTGTATATTGCTGTCAATTCAGCGGCAGATTTAACTCCGGTGAATCGAGTCTTTTCTTGTCCGTTAACTAGTAGTACCATGGTAGGTACATTTTTTATTCCGTATTTCTGAGTTTCTTCTGGATACTGATTTACATCTCGATGTGTAATTTTAATTGTTGATGCACATTCTAGTAGCACAGAAGTATATTGTTTGCATGGCTCACACCATGTAGCACTAAAGTATAAAAATTCTTTCATCGCGTAATTATGTAATTTATGTTAATATCTCCGAAGGTTGTAGTTACCGTGTATTCCATATATAAATATAATTATACTCCTCTCTCGGTATTGTATGCAATGATGTGTTCTCTTCCTGTGAAATTATATCCATGTTTAGTGCACATTTCTATAGTTTTAGGATACATTTTAATTAGTTCTTCTCTGGTATCTCCTGCGGGCATTATCCAAGTTTTTGATTTTGGAATATTATGCAACACTCTGAATTCTTCTATTTCTTCTAGATTGTATTCAGTGCCATCCCATACGGGTTTATAATGATAATCATGATGATATTTAAGTGTCTGCTTGATTGCTTCGTGATTCAATCTGAACTTGTTATGCTGATCGATCATTCTTTGATCTGTCTCTTTACCGCTAGGTGTTTTAATTCCTAACTTTGGTACAGAATTTGAAAACTTAGGAGACAATGAAATTAAATCTATCGGCAAATCCGTTTTAATAAAGTGACTGCCTTCAGTTTCAATTGTTACCACAATTCCTCGTGTTGATGCAAAATTAACTAGTTCATTAACCAAAGATGCATGCATTGTAGGAGATCCTCCAGTTAGCATCATTTCTTTGATATAAGGATGATCATCATACATTCGAATAATATCATTGAAAGTGAAAGTGCCTTTTTCTGGATGTATAGATGTATACCATGAATCGCACCAACCTCCTTCACCAAAGAAACATCTGTGGGTGCAACCGGTAGTTCTGATTGCAATAGTAGGTTTGCCTTGCCGGCTACCTTCAGATTGCACACAAGGATATACTTCTACTACAGGAAGTGTTTTATTGTAATCTTCTAATTTCTTTATTTTAGAAGGGGAGTTCATCGTCGTCATTGCCGCTGTCATGTTTATTGGTAGCATTTTGTATTTTGTCTATTAAGTTAGTAAGAATGTTTATATTGGATTCTAATTCATCAATTCGCTGTAAAACCTTTATGAGGTCTGATCTTCTTACGAATGCCGAATTGTCTGGCAAGTCCGTTGGATTTTGCTCAAAGTAATCATCTAAAAAAGATACTGGATATGTGCAGACGGACTTAAATGCATCTGTTTGGCTAGGAACTGGTATATCTCTATACTTGATATCAATTTTTTTATCAAGAGCTTGTTGATTTACTCGTCGTCCTAATCCATTTTCTGCATTACCAGCTCGACCTGTATATTCGTAAAGTGACATGTAAGTTTCTGTATTATTCATAGATTGCACTATTTTTCTTAGTTTCAAAAAATTCTACTCGTACTACTCGTACTCTGCCTCGAGTCTCTTCGTGAACAAATCCATTTAACTTTTTAAATATAAATTCAGCAAATCTTTCAGCTCCTACTGGTCCATCCATTAATCGTAATTGTATAACTCCTTTAGTGTCTAAGTTTTCAAAGAATATCTTTTCTGGATCATCGTTAGCCAATACGACTGTGTGATCAAACATATAATCCATCCATTCCTTAGGAGACATTCCATCAATCTTTGCTTTAGCTCTTTTCATTCCTCCGAAATCCCAAACCCAATTTCTATGATCAAGTTCGCCTTCAAATGTTACTCTAAATTCGATAGCATATCCGTGTAAAAACTTGCAATGAGTACCTTCTGCTTGCCATTGACGGAATACTGTACTAAATCCATCAAACACTTTAGTTGATTGAAATTTTTCCATTAATAACCTTTTACAAATTCATAAAACTCTGCTCTGGTAGCATCATCTTCTTTAAATGCACCAGTTAATTTGCTTGTCTTCATAGAAGCACCACCGTGTTTAACACCTCTGCATTGCACACAGTTATGAGTTGCTTCAATCATCACAGCTACTCCTTTATTGTCATTGATAATAGTATCAATTGCGTTATGAATAGCAACTGTCAATTGTTCTTGTATAGCGCCTCTTCTTGCAAAATGCTCTACTAATCTGTTCAATTTGCTTAAGCCGATAACTTTGCTGTCTTCGCCTGGAATATATGCAACATGCACTTTACCCATAATAGTTTGATGATGATGTGAACACATGGATGTTAAAGGAATACCTCCTTCAAATACCATACCGTCATATCCGTCACTAGGAAATGCAGTTATGTCAGGTGTGCCATTATAACGACCTGCCCATAAATCATTTACATATGCCTTTGCTACTCGCATCGGAGTATCATTAGAATTAGGATCATTGCGCCAATCGCATTTTAACGCATCTAGAAACTTGCCATAAGCTTCTGCAGCTGCGGATATCATTACATTTTTTGCTGCACTATCTAATGGGACACCTGGAGCAACGCCATTTGCAAAACCTTCTTTAACTAGTTCAATACTTTTTTTTGTAGTCATATAACTTGTTCTATTTATATCTTTATAATAAGATAAATTATTTTGATTTCAAAGTTTTTACGCCTTTTTTATGTGCAGGTTCATACGGACAATGTTTGCATCCAGAACCACAACATGTACCACGGCGTATGTGATATGTTTCAGTCATTACTCTGCGACCTAATGCATCGTAATAAAAATCAGTAGGAAGGAGCTTGTTTCCAAACTCCTTCACATACTGTTGATAAATCCAATCAGTACTTAAATTTATCATTTACTTGCCTTCTTCTACAGATGCTTTTCTATAATCTGTAACCAGCTTTTTTAGTTCACCAATAGCTTTACGAGCTTGTTGTTGTGACTTTTTAGTTGAGCCATTGTGTTGAGCTTCAAATTCGCTCCATAACTCTGACATTGATTCAAATAACGCTTGTTTACTCATAATTTAACCTTTATTATTTATTATTTAATTTCACACGCTCCGCCGGCACAAGCTAATTCGCCGGATAGATCCGTGTTATCATCTAGTTCTATTACTTTTGTTAAATCTACTGCACTCAGTGATTTTAACATTTCATTGTATGTTTCTTCTGTGCAATCTTCGAATGGCGCTTGAGTGTATGTTCCTCCATCATAAGGAAGCACCGATAATCCGTTATAATGTTCTCTGTTTTCCCACATCCACTCACCTGCCAAATCCCATTCATCTTCTTTAAGTGAAACCGTTGCAGATACATTGTGTGTGTTGTTGCCGCTGCGATGTCCTGGTTTTACCCATTCCAAATGCACTTTCTTGATTCGGTCTAACAATTGGAAAGGAGATTCTGTTCTCATGATAGCTCCTTCTGGTGCTTTTTGTGGAATAGATATTACTGCAGTGTCATGTGGACGGAAATATTCGTCTTCTACTAGTTCTGGATGATTGATTGACAAATATGTGTATATTGCTTCATTCTTTCCGACACGAACTCTTCTGATGTAATAATCATTGTGCCATGCATGTATTCCGGAACTTGTTCCTAATGCTAATGAAGTTGTGCCTGCAGGCTTAACCGTAGTAGTTCTGGCAGAACGATTGATTCCTAGTATTTCGGCTACTCTTTCATTTTCAGCTTTTACAACTTTTGCTGCAGCTTTCATGTCATATCCTAACACTGTTCCGGAACCTATACCTGTCATGGATACGCCTATCAACGCATCTTTTTCCGTTGTTCTCTGCCATATTGGTCTCAAGTAATGAAATTCAGTGTATCCTGCTTGAAGTGTTCCGATGAATGACGCCGCTCGAACTCTGTCTTCAAAATCTTCTTGAGATTCAATATCCGAAGCATTAACTTCGCACAAGTTGCAGAATTGGAATGGTCGTAGTGCAATTTCGCAACAAGGATTAGTTCCCCAATCTTTGTCATTAGTCAGATAAATTCCTGGTTCTCCTGCTCCTGATAATTCTACTCGTTTCCACAAATCCAAGAAAAAATCTTTAGTTAATTTGTGTCTCATTAAAGCTGCGGAATTATTTGCTCGGCCTCTTTGTGGATTAGTTTCCCACCATGCTCCTGATTTGCATGCAATCATTTCTTCGTCGTCTGCCGAAAACAAACTGATTAGTGCTGCTCGACGAATACCGCCGGCTAAAACTGCATCTGCAATATGACAAACCATATCATGCACTTCAATTGGCTCTAATCGATCGCCATCTTCTTTAGCATCTAAAATTCCTTGAACTTTGATCAAACATTCTTTAAGTGGTTGAGGTCCTGGAGCTTTACCACCTGATGTTATAAGTCTTGCTCCTTTAGGACGAATATCTGAAAAATCAAATTTTAGTTTGGATCCTCCTGTAAAATAACTTTTTGTAAGTGCTTTAACTGCGTCTGCCCATCCTTCAATCGAATCTGCAATTAAAAATCTTCTGGTTCTTTTTGCATTTGGTTTTCTGATTTCCGGAAGTTTGTCTACATGATGTTTCTGAACGGAATATCCAACACCAGTTCCTCCTAACAGTAAAAACATGGTTTCTCCAAATGCACGATAATCATCTATAGGAAGATAAGCACAATTGTAAATTCGATTAGGCGAAATTTCAATAGGCTTTCCTCCAAACTGTAAACTTCGCATCGAAGGTAACACCTTTTTATCATACACAAACTTATAAGCTGTTTCAATTTCATCCTTAAGTTTTGGATATTTTTTGATGTGCATGTTTTTGTTACGAGTTACTAACTCTTCCCAGGTTTCTCTGCGATTTAGTTCAGGCATATATTTTGCATATTTCATATACACTGTAATGTCCGAAAGAATTTTGTTTGAAATTTCCATGTTTTCCTTTACTAATTTTAAAATGTTTATAGATAAAAAAAGGAACGGTAAACGCCGATCCTTTAATTTATTATAAATATACAGTTACCCTAAGGATCCGCCAAGATCTTTGAACTTTTGTGCAAGATTTCTTTTCACCAATGTTTCTCCTGTTTTCATTTGCTGTGTAGTCTGTTTGCCTTGTGTGGTTTGTGGTTCAAAAAACTGGAATTGACCGTTGTTAGTATTAATTTTACTTGGCAGTGTGACACCATCAGGACCGAATCTGTTTTTAATAACATGTCCTCGACCTGTGCCAGAAAGTTTGTCTTCCACTTTTCTGGACAACGACATCAAGAAATCTGCAACCATTACTTTTCCGTATGAAGATGCAATCTTGTCGGCTTCTATAATATCTTCTTCTAGTGCGGACCTTCCTGCCTGAGATGCCGTCCATACTGGTATTTCATATTCTCCTGCCATACCACGCAATTCTTCATACAAATCTTCAAGTGCTTCATGCTTGTCTTTTTTGCTGTTAACTTTTAAAAGATCTGCATAATCCACAACAATTAGATCCGGCTTAGCTCCAAGCATAATGCTTTTTTCTATGTGTGCTTTCAATCCCATTACTCCGGTTGACTTGGTTGGAAAATATTTGATAACCAATTCTCCTCGTAACGATTCCATTTTGTTTTCTATTTCTTCAATATGGTGTTTCAAATTCTGTGCACCTATGCCTGTTATAACCGAATCATATCGTTGTCCGACATAATCCTGATTTAACTCTAATGTATAATGTATAACGTTTTTTCCTTGTCGTACTGCGTTAGCTCCAATATTAATAAGTAGCCATGATTTACCTATTCCTGCAGGTGCCATTACTACTCCTAATTCTCCTGGAGCTAGGCCACCATCCATTAAATCATCTATTACGTCCCATCCGGTGGTAACAGTGTGTCTGGCTGCTTCTTCATATCTCATTGCAACTGACTTTTTGTATTCATGTCCTATATCAGTGTCTGCTCCGGCTTTCATTGCCGAATCGATTTTAACTTTTATAGCATCATAATTTCCGTTTTGTAACAGTTGAACGGATTCTTGAATAGCATATTTAATTTCTTGATTCTTGCAGAATTTAAGTATTTCATTTTTAACGAAATCTAAATCCGAAGATTCCATGTATTGAAACACATCTTTGAGTTGTTCTAATATAGCAGTTTTTAAAACGTCGTCTGTTATATCAGTTATCTTAACTTTGAGTACGTCTTTTGTAGGTGGAGTTTTGTATTCTGCAAAATGATTCAATATTATTTCTAATATCCATATGTTCGATTCTGATTCAAAATATTCTGGTCGAACTATGTCTGCAATTTGTTGCAGAAATGACCTATCCACAAACATTGCAGCTATTGCTTTTATTTGAAATGTTTTTCCGTATTCATTTAATTTATCGGTCATATTAATATGATATTGAAATTTATGGTTATAACCAAATTAAATGGCATAAATATTTGCATTGTTTCTCATGTATCCTTTGCTATTATCCATTCCGTAGCCAACCAACCATTCTTCTCCAATAGTTTTTCCAAAATATGCGGTAACTGTTGGTATCGGCGATGATTCTCTGGTAACCAGAGTTACTAGGCTGATTGACTTAGGATGTTTAACATTCAGATAATCGATAACTGCTGCAACGGTATTTCCGGAATCATATATGTCATCTACTATGTACACGTCTTTGCCTTTGATAGGTATTTCTAGGTCTTTTGTTATTTGTATGTCACCTTGCTTTTTATTGTGATATGATTTAACACGCATAAAATCGCATTCAATGTTGTCTGGTAGGCATTTTACTAGGTCTGAAAAAAACATGTATCCTCCGTTTAGCAAACAGATAAACACTTTGTCGGTTGTTTCATCCCATTCTGTTTGTATGCGTTTAGCAACAGTTGCAACCAGTTGCTCTATTTCTTTTTGATCTATAAGTATTTTCATTATTTGTGTGTTTGTTGTGCGAATGCGTACAATGATAGCCAGGTGTTGTTCAGCCAATCCGGAAGATTCTTCATGGTAGTCCACATTTTATCTTCCATAAACAATCTGCGAAATTCTGTTTTGTTTAGAAGAGATATTGGAGCATCCACAATGTTTCTGATGTTAGATGCATGAGTTGCAGATATGTCTAACAATTTGAGATTCATCAGTCTGTTATTTTTATCTAATATGTCTTGATTATCCAGAATTTTTTGATACTGCTTGTTTTCTGTTAGTAGAATGTTTGATTTATCTACTAAATCCTGCAGTGTGAATTCCGATTCGTCTGCTAACTCTGGTATCAGTTTTTGAATTGTCTTTGGACCTATACCCGACACACCTGGAATATTATCGCTCTTATCGCCTGTAAACGATCTGTATAGCACATAATTATTAGGATGTACTCCAAATTCATCTAGAACTGTTTCAGTGGTGTATAAGCGCTTTTTGATAGGACTCCAAACTTGTGTTTGTTCGGATACAAGCTGATAAAAATCTCTGTCCGTGCTAACAATAGTCATTCGTTTAGCAACATCCTTATAATAATCAGCAATATATGTTATAGTATCATCTGCTTCAATTCCATCGATTGCTAAGAATGTAACCGGCAAACAATCCAAATACGAAACCAATCGACTGAACTGATATCGCATTGCTTCCTGTTCGTCTTCTATGCTAGCAAACTGTTGATGATCATGTCTGCGTAATTTGGTTTTGTTTGCTCGATTAGATTTGTAATCTTTGTATATGCTTTTTCTGCGTTTAGAGCCTCCTCGGCCATCAAACACAATAATGCATCTGCTAGGTTTTAGATCTCTAACAACTTTGCCTACTGAAAACAAAAATCCTGTTATTCCTCCGATATGTTCGCCGTCTTCATTAGTTGCAGGTGTAGCTCCGAAAGCTCTGATAAAAGTGTTAAGACCATCGAAAATTAATATGTTGTCATTAACTTTCGATGGACCTAACTGCTTTTCTTTTTGTAACTCATTAAATAGGCGCTGAAATTTATTCTGCATTAGCCTTCTTCATTAACCATTTCATCGTCTATGACAACATCATCAATTCCTCCATCGACTCCGGCATGATATTTGAATATGTATGATTCACAAATTCGGTCATACAGCCTTTGTTCTTTTTCAGGATCTGATATTACCTTTTCGATAAAATCTTTTGATTGAAATTTTATTTCTGATAACACTTCGCCTGTTGCCGGATCTACATCTTCATATGTGTACCATGCACCGGCCTGTGAAACCATTTTGTAATCTTTCATTATTGACAACCATCCTCCGTAATTATCAATTCCTGATTCGAAATATATGTCGTAATCGATTGATCGAAGCGGCGGTCCCATTCTGTTTTTAACTACCGTTACCCGGGTTTTGATTCCTACTACCGAATCTTTCACTTTGATTTGTCCGATTGATTTTAATCTCAATCTAACCGAAGAATGAAACGGTAAAGCTTTACCACCCGATGTAGTCCATGGATCTCCAAATGATACACCCAGTTTAGTTCTGAGCTGATTTGTGAATATCAAACATATTCTTTCACGTGCTATCCAATTTGTAACTTTACGCATAGCTTTTGAAAGAATGATTGACTTGCTGGTTGCGTATCCATCTTTATCATATTCAGCCGACATTTCTATTTTGGTAGATGCACCCATAACTGAATCAACTACTATTGTAACCAATCTGTCTTTGTCTGATTTACGAACATTTTCAACTATAGTTTCTATTGTTTCAAATATTTCTTCTATAGTTTCTAATGGAACATAAAGCATCTTTTTGATGTCGACACCAATAGCCGTTAAAAACTCAGAACTAGTTGCAGACTCAGTGTCTATATAAACTGCTAGTCCTCCTTTTTTCTGTGTTTCTGCTAATGTGTGTGCTGCTAATAAAGATTTACCAGAAGCTTCAAGTCCAGTTATTTCGGTAATTCTACCAACTGGAAATCCTCCTCGGGGTCTGTTTGATATAGCCAAATCCAACATGGAACATCCGGAACTGATCCATTCATGCACATTGGTTGGAGCATCATTATCGCCAGCTAAAAAGAACGCAGTCTTATAGTTTTGTCCTTTAAACTGTTTGTTGATGCTGTCTGCCAATGTTAATGCGAGATCATCGGTCAGTTCATCTTTAGTTTTAGTTTTCTTTGCCATGTTATGATTTCAATTAATTATTAAATAAATCATTGAAAGCATCTGCTACATCCGTTTTCTTTGTGGTTGTAGTGTTAGAAGATGTTTCAACTTCATCTGCATCTGCATCTGCGGTTTCTTCTACGTCTGCATCTGCATTTTCAGGATTCATCCACTCTTTAAGAGCAGATTCTAATTCATCATAAGTAGGCTCTGGAAAGATGTCTGTGATCTTTGGTTGTGCTAGAATTTTCTGAGCAATTTCTTTGTCGTCGGTTGCTGCCGATGTGTTTGGCTTAACACGAATTGCTGTCTTAGGATATTGTCCAGCTCCTTCTGATGGAGTGAATTCTACATCAATATCACGTCCTGACATTAAATCTGTGATATCTCCATAATCTGGATCAGAAATAATTGAAAGCAATTCAGTGTAAATTATTTTACCGAATCCCCAAAACTTAACACCTTCGGATTCTTTTCCTCGAACTATAACTGGAACATAAGTACGCATCTTAGGTTCAATTTTACGTCCTGCCAACCAATCTTCTTTGTCACCGGTGTTTTTCAACTTGTCTGCAAATTCTACAATAGGATCTGCATTGCCGAATGATACCGGAGACAACATGGATCTTTTGCCAATGTCGTAATGGAAATACAATTCTAAGAAAGGATTTTCTTTGCGGTGCACGTATGGCACAATTCTAACTCGGGTTTTACCTGCTTCGGGTTTCCACAGGTTTTGTTTCTTGTTATCAGTATTGTTCAACTGATTAAGCTTTGCCTTGATGGCGTCCAAATTTAAACTCATTTTACTTGTTAAATTTTTAATTGTTAATACTAAGGTTTACTTATTAATTATATAATTGATAATTAATTCTTTAATTCCAAATAATTTGTTAATTTTTTTGTATTTTGTTAATTATATGCATCTCCGTGATTCCGTATTCGTCTGCTATGGCTTGATCATGAATATCAACATCTTCAAGATCTCCAGTACCACTATATGTTACGGTTAGATCAATTTGTTGGTTAGGGACATCAATGTAACAATCAAATTTAATATTACCGTCTAATCTGGTTACATCATACTGGTATTCACCTGTTTCATCATCTCTTATGTTTTTACTTTCAATATCATCATTGATTTGTGTAATAATATCTTGAGCTTCGTCAGGAGTTAATATTACTGGTTTATTAAAAGTTAAAGTGCTACTGCCAGTGCTACTGTCATATTCTGCATAATTAATCATGATATCATAATCTAGGACTTTGTTCTCTTTTAAGAACTGCTTCCATTTAGTCTCGAACAAGTATTTACGAGTTTCCATATTTTTTTTCTATTATATATAATAAATATGTTACTTCCAAGAAATAGTTGGTTTAAATAATCATTTATTACCAGGTTACTTTTTTATACATGTTTAACTCGATGCATCGATATCCAGATTTATCGTCTGTTAATAGCAAGGAATTTCTGTAATTCACCCATTGCAACTGATATGTTTTGTCTAACACTCCGTTGTTTAATCTGCAGATTATTTCGTTGAGTGCATTAACCGTATACAGAGTATTGGTTTCTTTTTTGCGATGCACACTTATGGTGTTAATGGCACGGATTCGGCTGGGTTGTATGTTGTATGTGCAATACAATTTGTTGACGTCTTCGACATTTTCAAATATGAATATGCGGCGTTCTGGTATCTCAAAGTTTGATTTGATGTATTCTGATATTATGTTGACGTCTGATCTGTGTGCGAATGTGCAAAGCAATTGTGTTTTCACTGTTTATCCTTCCGACCAGGTTTTTGATATTCCAAATTGTCCTCCGTTGACAAACAACTTGCCTCCTTTAAAGTTTGCGATTGCGGGTCCTAATAAATAATCTCCGTCTTCTTCAATATGAGTGCTACTTTCTATCATAGATTCACTACTTCGTAAATACAATATATTTCGATCTATTATGAAACCCCACCAATCTACTAATGATAATTTCTGTTTAACAAATTCATCAACTTGCAGACAAAAACGTTTTGTTATATTGTCTAAATTTTCTGCTTCTTCAGTTCCTAGTTGTCTGTATAAAATTTCTCGAAGTTGTTGCTGAAGTCTGATTATTATTGGCACGTCTGAATTCAATCTTAGAAACTGATCTATATCTGATTGTATGCTTTCGGTATTCAATAACTTTAATGTTTTATTGATATCTGGTCGAGTCATACTAGACGTGTCTGGTTGCCGTTCTGTTATAACAGCAGCTAATGATTCAAATCTTTTTAAATAGTTGCCGGCTTCCGGAGGCAATGTTCCTAAATCAAACGATGTATCTTTATAATTTTTCAAAGATACTCGATCTTTATTATTTGTTATAACAATATCCGTTTCAATATCTCCTCCTTCACCACCTCCAACTGCACCAGCTACTTTACCTTTGAACACAATAGCAAACCATAATTCTGAATAATTTCCGTTATCAATCTTGATAGTAGATGCTATTAAATTGAACAATGTCAAAATTATTCCAGAAAGTTGATATTTAGTAGTAGTTAATTCTAATGCTGGTTGATCAGATTCTAGTAAATTTTTAATTTGCCGTTGTTCATCAGGTGAGAGATCTAAAATAGCTCGATAAAACGTTGGAACATTTTCTATTTTTTGTGCCTGGAATTTATATTTATTATCAATTATACTTTCAAACTGTTCATACGTGTAAAATGTGTCGGATTGCTCATTGTCTGTAGTTTCTTCGTCTGCTTCTGATAATCCTTGTGCCTGACGAACTATGCTCTCTTTTTTTGAAACTGGAAGATCTGTCATTTCATCCAGTATCTCTCTTAGTACATCATAATCTTTTACTTCGACGGGATATCCTTTTGGTAGACGATACGTCCACTCTGTTAATATTGATTTTACTGTCATAACGTGAATTCAGTCATTTTACTATAAATATCACCAACTTTACATTTTACCGGAAATTTACCATGTTGCAAAATGTCTCTGATTGCTGGTATTATTTGTTTAGCTTCTGACATATTCACATCGAATAGCACCGAGTCATAAGTATACAGTATTAAACATGTTGTGTAATCTTGCAGTAATTCTGTTATTTGTGCTAGTTTGCGAACTGAAAATTCTGTTTCTAATGATTGTAAATAATAGTTAAACAGTTTGAAACGATTCATATCCGGAAACTGTTCTTGTGATATTACTCGTTTATCTATTGCTGTGTGTATTCTTTTTTTAGATTTCCACTGAGTCCATATGTCATTCACAAAATTGTTAACATTGCGAAAAAACGGTATGCTCAAAAATTCTCGATCGATACCTCCATACAACAATCTGAATGTTATGCTTTTGCTTTGCTCTCTTTGGTCGGCCGATAATTCTGCAGTATCAAAATAAAACCGTCCTAAATAATCATGTACCGATGTTAACGGAAGTTCGTATCCTATCAGTTTAGCAATCAGTCTGACATGATAACTGTCAAAGTCCATTTCCACAAGTGCACCTGATTCAAATCTGCTGCAAAATGCAGACCGGGTGCCATCTTCTTTGTTCATTGCAGCAAAATTGAATCCTCCTCTGGCATTGGATGGTCGGCCTGTGGATGTATGATAATTGTATTGTGAATAAACACGGCCATCATGTATCAGATTTTGAGCTGCAAACTGCTGATTAACTTGCAACCCGGCGGATTCAATCTGTGCAAATGTTTTCGGATATAATGAATTGAATGTTAAATAAGATTCAGAGAGTTTGGCATTCTGTATCATGGGCCAGGCATACTGACGTATCTTCTGACACATGGCCAGGTGCTGCATGATTGGTATTATGCTGTTAACATGTTGCAGATTGGTGTGTCTGCGCCAATAATAATTGTGAGCAGTAGTGTAATAATGTGTTTCGTCATATGCTTCATGATATGTATGCCACCACATCGTCTTGACATCATACACCTGATTGTTACCGCCCAATTGTATCCAGATCTTTTTGTCATGGATAAAGATTTCATTTAATTGCAGAAAGCGAGGTATATGTTCTGCAAAGCCCCGTATTTGTTCAGTATGATAGAACGGAACTATTCTTTCTACGTGATTTTCAGTATACACGTATATGCAGGCCATTTTGCTGTGTGCTGCCGGTGTATTTGCGTCTGATAGAATTGGAACAACTAGGCACTTCTGATTTTGCATGTACTCGAATAACGAGTCTAGTTCTTCTACACTATCAATTATCATACATTTATATAATAATGATAATGTATCGGAATTCCAACCTAGTTGATGTCAGGAGGAACTATAACAGTGGTATCTACATATAACTCTAACGGATTGTTAACAGTTTGATTGAATCCAGGATATTCACGATTTGTTCGATTAATAGCTGATTGATTTTTGTTAATAACTCCAACTTTTTTTACGTTTCCGTCTATTGTGTCGAATGCCGGGCCAGAAATATACCAAATCAACTCAATTGTATCATATATATTGTTATCTAGTTCTTGTGAATACCATTTATTATATTGTTTCAAACTAATTTCTGTAACTTGCTGTTCATTTATTTTATATAAAAAATATCGTTTAATATATTTCTGTTGAATATCTTGTGTAGTTATTTCTGGAAAATGTTTTTCTGGAGTTTCAAATTTAGTTTTTATATCTGGTTTATTTTTTCGATATGTTTTTGCTTGTTCAGGTACAACTACGAATGCTTCTAATTTTTTTGATTTACCGGGTGTCCATTTTGCTTCGGTATATATTTCTCCTGTAGTATAAACATGATATAAACCTACATACAAAGTTCCATCTGCCAGCTGATATTCTGAACCTGCAGTATACAGATTTTCCGTTATTTGATTTTTAGTATAAAAAAGTTTCTTTCGTGCCATTATTCAAATTTTGGTCTCATTATACATTTTAATTTGGTAGTCCATTCACCAGCCGTGCTTATTGTGTGAGCAATATTAATTATACTAAATACCGTATTATTACGAAATCTTGCTGGCAATGATTGAAATTCTAAAACATCTCCATAACGAAATCCGTTTATTCCATCGATTGTTAAATCTGCATCAAACGGATACATCGGAGCGGTTATCTGATTGGTTTGTTTTACAGAGGGTGTTGGATATTGTATGTATTTAACTAGTGCTTGTCGAAGTTGCAATTGTTTTTCATCGCTATCTGGATTTTTACCGAAATCTTTTTTTGCTTGTTCTAATTCCGTTGTATATTTTTCATGTTTTTCTTTCCATTCTTTGTTTAATTTTTCTAATAAAATTTCAGTGGTAGGTTTTAACTCTCCACCGGTATTAGTAAAATTTTGGAATTCTTGCAAAACACCGTCACTAGTTCTTTGGCCGTTATTTTTCCTTGTTACATTTGCTGAATTATACATGAAATTCATGTATGGAGCAATATCTTCTTCTGAAATTTCTTCTGGATTTTGATTTAAAACATAAGAAAGTGTTTTAACTGAATCTGGAATTTTTGCACTAAACTGAAAATTTCTTACTATTGTTCCGTTGCCATTCGGATCATTTGCAAACATCGGTACAGAATATGGAATTATATTTTTATTAAATCGTACTCGATTGCAATCGTAATATAACAATGTATCTGAAATTTCCGGGTGTGTTATCAGTGCCATGTTAATAGCTCCGCCGGTATTTCTTTTTATTACAGCAGATATGTCTTTTAAAAATGAATTAACATTGAACTGCGTTTTAACATTTTTATATTTATCAATAATACTTTTTATTACACGCAGATTGATTTTTATTAATGATGGGTATGCTATGTTATTTTCTTGAAAGTTAATTCCAAAATTAACGTTTTCATAATACACAGTATCGCCGTATGTACGAGACAATTTGTTGTTAAAGTTTACTAACAAAATCTCGTCTGGATTAGCGGATACGATTTGTTCATAGTAATTGCTTGTGCATAAATCTTCTGCTTTGGTGCAAAGAATTAAATTTTCTAAATCGGCAGATTCAGGATTCGCATCTTTTCGTTTACGTACGATTACGCGATTAAGATAATCAATTAACCATGCTAATGTGATATACCTGGTATCTTTGTTTTTTGCAGTAGAATAAGGTTTGCCATATGTATACCATTGGTCTCCTCCACTGGTTTGTAACAAGCCAGCTATAGATTCGGTATATTCTCCGGTATATGGATTCAATTTATATGCATCAGTTTGTTTGTTTATAACACTTTCTATTTCAGTTTCCAGATCTGAATATATTGAGAGTACTGCTTGATTTTCAGTTTCTTCTTCAGCTTCTTCTTCTGCGGCAGATTGTTCAGGATCTTCTGTTCCAACTGTAATATTTATCTGATTTCTATCTTTTTTATCAGTGTTCATTAACAGTGATACATCGGTATACACATTGCTAGTACCAGTTAAATTTATAGTAACTGTTACACTTGCATCTGGTTCATATGAAAATGTAAAATTAGTAATCAATCCTGAAAATTCATAACGATTCATTTGTCGTATTTTCTGAATATCAGCATCTGATTTTAATTTTTTAATTTTTTCGGTAGATGGCAACGATCCACTTAATTGTCCCTGAGTAATTACTGCAGACTCCGGATGTTCTATTATGATATCTATCGGTCTGCCGGGTCTTAAGTAAATAGTTTCGAAAAAATCAAAATCTTGTTGAGGATTTGGAATTTTAATGTTTACTGTAGCTTTGTTCAGTAAACCCATTGAATGATCTCCGATATTAATATCTGCTGCAGTAACATATGGAGGAATTCGTTTTGTTGTGTTAACATATGTGTTTTCTTGCGTAGTAGTATCTAATTCTCCATTGGTAGAAGTCCATACAGCTTTTTTAATTTCAGTTACACGATCATCTAAAAAGCCCGGATTTTGTCTTGTTCCGGTTGGTAAATACTCTCCTTGCCTTACCGTAGATCCTCCTAATCTATGTAAAATTTTATTGTCTTTTTTGGCTTGATCGTATGCAATAAGTTCTATGTTAGCAATCTTGCCAATCATAAAATCTAACGCACTATTTCCGCGAGCTGTTTTTCCAGCTCGTCCCCGAGCATTTAATTCAGCTTGTAAGCCGGCGTCAACTTGCGAATAAAAAATTTCACTCATCTTGTTTGATTTACAATGTTAATATATTGTTGTAATCCGGATTGATTTGGTATTCTTAAAACTGTACCTTCTAGAACTCGATATGAGCCTTTGCCTAATCCGTTAGCTTGTGCTATAACATACCATAAACTTTGATCACCGTATAATTTATCTGCAAGTATGTCTAAACGATCCGGACTAGTTATTTGTATGTACAAGTCTGAACTATTAGCAGGAGGTGTTTGAATTATCCATGTTTCGATCCGACGTTTGCCGTTAGCATCACGTAACTGATCTGCATTTCTGTATCTGCTCATGTTATTTTCCTAATTGTAAAAGTGTTTCTCTAGTTTGTGCTTTTTGTAGTTCTTCTGCGGAAACGGTTTCTCCAGACTTAACTTTTAGAAAAGTTGATGTTGCTTCGGTTAGAGTAACTGTAGGAATTGTTTGCTCGTTAACACGCATATCACTCAACCAGTTATCACTGCCAGGAAGTGTTTGATTTGTTTTATGGAAACGTTTAGCCAATGTATAGAAACGGCCTCCTTTTTGTGGTAATTCATTTGTTATTATGTTTAGTCCCATGGTTACTGATATTTTTTTTGGAACTTGCATCATGGTTTCATCTTGTTCGATGTTTATTTCCCAAGTAGTTTCTGCATCTTGCAAGGTATATGTTAATGAATTTATAACAACTGGTTGTTGATAGAATAGGTCTCCTATAGTTATTCGCATCCACGGGCCTTCTAAAGCTATCGAATCCGGATTGTATGTCGGCGCCGTATAACCCGCTAATGCATTCAATTTTCTCCATATTGGTTTCATTTCATCTCGATCGGTAGCATACACATCAAATGATAATTGCAATGTTCTGCTGTAGCTACTGTACTGATAATTTGGATCTGCACGGCCTATAAGAGTTACAGCATTCCATTGTGGCGAAAATGAATCAGTTAATGATGTTATTGCAGCTCTAAATACTATTACGTGATCTAGAGTGCTTCCGTTATCAGCTGGAGATAATTTTGGTCCTGTTAAGAAAAATTTTACAAAGTCTTGTGTTAAATTTAAATCTGCTCGGAGTTGTGCTCCTAATATTTTTTCAGTAGATTTCCAATTGTATATTTCATTTATAGTTCGCTGACCAAAATCGATTACTTGTACTCTGTCGCCACGAAATGGAGTTGCTATTGATAACGGATTATTTACAGCTTTCCATCCATCTGTCTTATCCCATCGTGTAGCTACATGACTCTGTGCGGTAAAATCAGTACGTAATGCATATATGTTTCCATGATCACCCCAACCAGCTCCAAAATATTTATTACCGTCTCTGTTAAACACGCTGTATGCTCCAGCTGGAGTAGCAGATGCAGCTGCATAGGCAACAGATATCCAACGCTTTTTAGGATTAAAACCATCTCGTATATTGATAGTTGATGCAGATAATCCATCCAAACGTTTTCCTAGTAAATCATTTGCATTCCATCCTTTTCGTGCACGAAAATCCTGATATTGTATTCCTGGCGTTCTTTTTAAATTAGTAAATGGCACTGCATTATAAGCGGATCCGGCTCCTGTTGAAATTGCACTGCCGGCAATTTGAGATACTTGTGGTATTCCTAAATTTGAAGCTAACGATAATGAAGCTAATCCTCCGAGTTGTCGTAATGAATCTTGTAGTTCTATGTTTGTGCTGTTACGAACTGTGCTAAACGGAAACGGATATGTTTTTGACATTATGAAAATCTCCCATTATTTAATTCTGATGCAGATCCTAATGGCATTTCTACTGACAGTTTTGTGTTTGCTACCGCTGCAGCAATCATGGAGGCCATCATTTGCATATCGCTGCGATTAATCGATGATTGGGAAGAACCTACAAGTGTTTGTGCTGCTTTGTTCAGTTGTCCGGCGTCGGTAGAAGCTAGCATCGCACCATCATTAATTTTCATGAATTTATCGCGTGGATTAAACTGAATAATTGCATCATTAGCTTTTGCGTCTACTCCTCCTAAATCAAGGTCCTTGATTTGTACACTTCCTTTTTCAATTAAAGTTTTAAAATCCCCATACGCACTCAAAGTAGTTGTTACCAGTGTCGACACCGATGATCCTATATCGATGAAGGATTGGAATTCAGTAGTAAGTTTTGTTAGCCCGTCGGTAAGATTTTTTGTAAACTCCGGGGTGCCCATTTCATTTATGGTATCTTTGATTATCTGAGCTTGATTCTTTGGAATCATTGCGGTTGCCATTTTTTCTACTGCATCTGCAGTTCTTTCTGCAGTAGTACGTGTGTCTGATGCTTTTAGCAAGTCTTCGATTTGTTTTTGTTTGGTCTTATCGTCTTTATATTTATCTCGTAATTTTTCTATTTCTCGTTTTGCATCATCCGCGGATAACTCCATTATCTCTTCTGCTCCCAATTGTGCGAGCAATTTCTTTTTCTGCAGACTACGAGCTATTGTAGCTTCATCAGTTCCTAACAATTTAGCCATTTGTTGTCGAGCCAACAAATTGTTTTGCAATGTTTCTCCTTCTTGTTCTAGAATTCGATTCATTACCTCCGCTTGTTTGTTTGCATCTCCTCGCAATGTTGCTTCTCGATATGCATTAGTTAAGCTGTCGCCGCTCACTTCATCAACTAATCTGTTACCAGTTAAAAGTTGATATTCTAATTCTTGTCCTATGCTGGATTCTATGTTAAGTAAATTTTGTCCGGTTTTGTTTAGATCTGCCATTGACATACCTAATGCTCTGGATTTTAAAATAGCTAATTCTAATGATCCAGGTATGCGACTGTATTGCACTTGTAGATCTGAGGTTAGATTACCTATAGTTTCTGTTAAATCTCTTTGTACGCCTTGTAACTCAGTAGCTGTTTCAATTCCTTTTGCTAGTCCATCTTGTGCTAGTAATTGTTCTGCAGTGCTTCTGCCTAGTCCAGCTGCATATAATTCATATCCTTGTGCTGCTTTTTCAGAAACTTTAATTTGATTTCTCATGTAGCTTTGGCCGGCTAGCATGGCTTCTCCAAAATTGGTTTGCATGGTTTCTGCAGTAATAAGACCTTCTGCAACACTGTTTAAACTGATAGCTAATTTTCTTGCTGTGTCTCCGCCGACACTTAATTTTTCAGAAAACGTATCTAACGTTGCCCCCAGATCTGCAGATAACCCACTAGTTATACCCAATGAATCATTTAATGATCGATTTCGTTCTTCAAGAAAAGTGAATTGTTTGGTTACTTCGAGAATAGCATTACCAAACGTAGCAGCAAGATTTTGTTTAAAAAATGCGCCTCTTTGTTTTGCACCATCTACTAATGAATTAAAAATTTTATCTATATCTTTAGCAGCATCCTCGGCTTCACTTTTAGCTGCGTCATAAGCCGCTTCTGCTTCTTTCTGCAATTTCTTAAAATCGATTCGACCTTGCCGTGGCAATGTTTTTAGATGTTGTAATAATTTTATTTGATCAGTGTGATTCATTCAGCTTATTTTAATATAAATATCAAGCGGATCGTTTTGTTACTGGCATTTTAGTCGGCGCAGATTTAGCCGGAGATGTATGTGATGTGTTTTCAGTTGTTATTTTATCATTGACTTTTCGTATCCAAAATCTTCTCATTGGAAGTGGCATATGATATATAGTATCAAAACTCCATTTACCGTTGCCTGCCCATACTATATCAAACAGTTGTTCATGAAGTTTTACGCGGTCTTTAGAATTATAACCAAAAAAAGTCTGATCCAATTGGAAATCGAGATTGGAAGGTCTCCTGTTTACCTTCCTCTGTAGTATATTTGAATTCATATGTCATATCAACATCTGGAGCATTTGATTGCATGTATTTTCTGAATTCACCAGCATCTTTACGCAAAAAGTTATAACGTACCCAATCTGCTATAGTATTAGAATCTCTAACGTCATTGACTTGTTTAATAGATGTATGTAATATGTATGAAACTGCGTGATCATCTGGAAGATTATTAATTTCATAACTGCTTAAATATTTAAATTTTAACACATCTCCTGCAGAGGTTTTATATTCAAATTCTCCATTAGCATCAGGTTTCAATTGAAATGGTTTAAATTTTAATTTTGACAAATTGACTGTGCTTGATATATTTTGATTGTTAGGAGCGGTTACGGTTACAGGATATTCGGATTCATATGAGGTAATACGTACCATCACAATCAGCCAAGTTTTATCTGCATCTACTAGTTCTGATACATTGAATCCTGGTGTTGTAATTACTGATTGCAACAGTTTATCAAAAATAATACCTCGTTGTATGTAATTTTTATTTGTTAGTATGTCTTCATCATATGCAGTCATGTATCGCATTTCTACGGTACCTGTTCTTAAAACTGATGATTCTGGATATACTAATCCTCGACTCGGTAAATCTACTACTACTCCTGGAACTCGATTTATTTGTTCCGTTTCATATTTTTGTTTTGCAATATCAGCAAGTTGTGAATTTGATAAACGATTTGTCATGTTACTCATTTTATTTCCTTTTATAACTTTATTATAAATATGTATGTACAGTAAAAATGGGAGTATTACACTCCCATTCAAACCATATGAAAAATATTAGAAATTCAAGAATGCATAATCATATTTAAGTGTTGCAGATATTTCAACCGCTCCTTCCTGTGCCCAGTCTAAACTTCCGAAGTTAACTGACTCTAAATATGTTCCTTTTAAAGTCCATTCTTCGATAACTTCTCCTAGTGGCGAAAGTGACTCTAATGTAATATCTCTTTTATACATTGAAGCATATCCATCACGACCAGTTGCTGATTCATGGTGCTGTCTAACCCATTCGATGCATGCTTGTGCTGCAGAAGGAACTATTGCATCATATATAGTTATATCAATTGTATTCCAAACAGTTTTTCCTTTTACATATCTCTGAACATTGATATGATCTAGAGTTACTGTACCATTTGTCATGGAAGGTTTGGCAGAAGCTTTAATTAAAAATGCTGGAATACCATCTGCTCCTGACATAATAAATCTGTTCTGATATTTAGGTTCCCATGTAAATGCATTATCATAAAAATCTGCTGCATCTGCTTCTGTTAAAGGACTCTCATATGGAAATCCTTCGGGTGATCCGGCACCATTACCATTTGTAGGCGCGCCATTAACAAAACTTGCTAGATTTGATTGATTGGGATCGTAAGGCATAATCTTCTTTCTTTTTTATATAAATATATTGATCAGTAAAAAAGGCAGAGCGTGAACTCTGCCTTATTCTTTATTTTATTATTCTATTCCGGGAAAGAAGCTCCTGTTGGTTGAATATTGAAATCAAGAATAATAAATTCTGCGGTACGAGTTGGTTGTAAAAATATTTGTCCGTATAAAATATTTTGATCTATTAAATCCGGAGTATTATTTTGAGCATCCATTTTAACTCGGAAAGCATATAAACCTTGTTGTCTTTTTACTCCATCTAAATATGGATTGACAATTCCTTCAAAACGCTTACGAGTAGCATCTGTATTTTGTTCGAATACCAAGTATTGAGTTGCAGATGCAATAAATTTCTTAACTGCAATAAGCAATCGTCTAACATTTACTCGATCCAATGCACTTGGTCTTGCCTGAAGTGTTTTTTGACCCCAAACTGCAATTCCTAGGTTAGGGAAGTTTGCAATTGGATTCACACGTGCTTCATACAGGTCTCCTTTTTGTGAAGGACTCAAGTTTTTATATGTTTGTGTTGCTATGGTTAAACCACCTCTGTTTAAACCAGCTGGCGCATACCATGGAGCTGCTGTTGAATCATTGAATGCAATAACTCCTGGCATTACTACTGATGGTGGTACCCATGTTGGACGATTATTTCTAGGATCTAAAATTTTCACCCATGGATAATATGCTGCAGTATAACTAGAATCTAATCCGTTTGCCGTGTTAATAGCGGTTGCAATATTATCTTCTAACGCAACAAGATCTGAAATATAAAAAGTATCTTGCCTGTCTTCTGATAATTGTCGAGCTGCGTTGCTAACATTGCTATGCAAAGTGTGAATAATACCCGGTGTTAACAACATGTTCATGTCATAGTAATCAGTATTGCTAAGTAAAGCAAACGCTTTTTTATATGACAATGTTCCTGTGGTAGATGTACCCGAACAATCAAATCCAAATGTATTATCTGATTTAATATTACCTCCTGCAAATTTAGGTAAATTAGGACGAGCTCCGTCAAATCCGCCTTGCATTGGCATAATGAAGTTACGTGTTGCAGTAGCTACGTTGCTAGAAAAGGTTCCACCAGTTAATGCAGATTGCAATGATCCGCTATAAGCATTAGCAGTGCTTGGAAATGCTGCATCGGCACTTTGAGATACATCTCCTAAGTAGAAATCTGTATTGCTACCTGTAGTCGAAGCCGATACCGGAAGAGGTGCTAAATACGCTAAATTCGGAGCAGATGTAAAATTAAATCCATGAGTGTTGTTTGAATTAAATGATCCTCCGACAGTTTGTGAAGTATTAAACGTTGCAGCTGCTAAATTAGCTCCTCCTGATGTATTAGGTATAGATGATACTAATGCTCGGAAACCAAACGGTACCAATGTTTCATCTGCAGTTTTGTTTGACACTGCTTCAGTTACTTCTACACGAACGTATTTTGATATGTTTTCATAATCACCATTTAATACAATGTTTCCGTCTGCATCTAATGTCTGATAACGGTCTCCTATTATTCTGGAAATATATCTAGGAGAATCTGGATCTAAATTCACATTTTGGAATGTTTCAACTACTTCTGGTTGAAGATCCGTGTCGTTGCTGTTGTATACTGATTTGTATAATGGTGGTATATTTGTAGTATTAACTCTTCTGATTTCTACGGTGAATGTTCCGTATCCGTTTGGATCTGAAACTTCTGAAGCTAATCTAATATTACGGATTGCAACCTTAGTTTCATAATTAACTGCAGTTCCGTGTGATAATGTATGGAATTTAAACAGATTAAGAACTGCACTTCCTATACGTTGTGATGTTATCCATGGCGTTGCTGCGGTTTGATAGTCTTGTGCAAAATCATATCCTGCTAAAACTTCTGCTGCTACCGTTACATCGCCTAAGTTATCAAATACTCCAGATGCATTGTTGTTTTCATATTGAACATATACTGGATATTCATTTGATTTAGGAGTTTTTCCAAAAACTTTGCTTATGTAATCATTGTCAGCTGCTACAATTGAAGCAGATACCGGAGTATTTGTTGTAGGATATAATGTGAATGCTCCACTAAATCCGGGTACGTCAGTGTTTAAATTGTCTGAATATGAACCTGTTATTGATATTGCAAATGAACCTGATTCGTCATTAGCTAATGAAGAGTCTTTTAATAAATCTGCAGCAACATTAACTGGTTGTGTTGGATGCAAAAGATGAGTAACGATTGTGGTTGATGCAGAAGTTGCAGTAACTGCTATAACTCCTTGATCTAAATCATATCCATCTTCATATAATAAACGTGTTACTGTGATGTTTTCTGCATTTCGCAGATAATCTTGAACTACAAAAGGCACATATGATTCATCAGTAAATCCTCCAAAGACTCTTTCAAATTCTGCGTATGAAGAAACTGTGGTTGGGATAAGAGCTGGTCCTTTAACTGTAGACCCGATGATTGCGGCACCTATTGATTGAATTGCTGCTGGTAAAAACGACTGGTCTATTTCGCGCGTATAGACACCAGGCGTCACTATTCTTTCTGCCATTTAACTTCTTTCCTTAATTTTTTGATTATATATTATATAAATATAGTATGTACGACTCTGACAGTTATTCTTGAGATATAAATATGCCTTCGTTGATATTTATTTCACCGTCTCCGTACTTTTCTTTGAGTGTGCTGATAATTTTTGATTCTTCTTCTCGAAGATCTTTGAACTGTTTCATCTGAAACTTTTTCTCTGTTTCTAGCTCTTGCAATTGTTCTGCTATTAGTTCAATATCTATAGTGCAACTGGCTATCTGAGCGGTTACTTGTTGATATGATTCTTGCAAAGATTTGAGTTGTTCTAAATCTGATTTATCTAGTTTTCTTGTTGCCATTGTTTATTATTAATATAATAAGTTATTCAGTAACATCCAAATCTACGGCAGATTTTTTTTGCACGGCAGATTCATATTCTTCCCGCAGTATTGCTATGCGAACGCCGTCTATGGTTGCAAACACTTCATCAGGAAATACCGTGATATTTGTTAACTTTTCTACGTCTATGTTAATAATGGTTGAATGATAGGATTCATTGGCAAAACGAACCAGAAGCTCTTGTTTCATATGATAACTTTATAATAAATATAGCACCGACAAACAAACTATTTGTAGTTCTATAAAAATCATAAAAATTAAAATAAACTTGTAATCTTTTTGTAGCGACTTTATTAATTTTAATATTTCATCTTCATCCAATAACATCATTTTTTACTAACCGATAGGCTTTGAAAATGTTCTTCATCCTTTACATATATTATATAAAGTCCTTTTTTGTATGAAGCTAAATCAAATTCAAACACATTCATACCTTTTTCTAATTCAAACGCTCGTTGTGTTAAAATTTGACCAGATAGATTAGTTAAGTCTATTTCTATGTGTGATGATTTTAAAGAATACACGGTAACTAACATTTTATCTGTAACTGGATTAGGGTACACTGCCACTTGATATTCTGCTTCTTTATTGCATTGTACTGAGACAGGATCATATATTTTAAATTTGCCATCATAATCAACTTGTGTTAATTGATAGTATCCTTCAAAGTATCTACCTGCTCCTAAATCATAGTGCGTGTAATGATTTTCTTTGTTTGAGGTTCCTGCTGCTTTTAATTCTGTTATTTCTGTCCAATGAATACCATCTCGGCTTCTTTCTAAAACAAAATAATCAGAATTTGATTCGGATGCAGTTTTCCAAGTAACCGTATTGTATCCTCCATTACTACATTCTACCTCCATACCTAAAAAATCTACGGGTAGTTCTACAGGATATACTATTGTACCTCCTTCTGTTACTGTTCCATCACCTGTAAATGCAGGACCTGAATAAGTTCCTCCGATAACAAAGTTTCCGTTTACATTTGCTGTAGAGGTTGCTTCATCAATTACAACATTTCCACCTACATCTAATGTACCTGCAAAATCAATATCAATATGTGTTCCATTTTCAGCAGTTAAATCTCCTAAAATAAATAATTCTCCGGTTCCTAGTATAGTTAGAGTTCCGTTATTGTTTATGTTAACAGATCCTAAAGTTATTTTTCCTGATACATTTAATTGTATGGAATTGTTTCCTGTTAATGCGCCATCTGCATGCAGTATAGACCCCGCATCAACAGTAATTCCTATACCATTGCTGGAATTTATATCTCCTGCAGAATAAATTGAATCAGTGTTAACAACATGTAATAATCCGTTATTTCCTATAGAAATATTAGAATAGCTGTCGTCACCAGACGTTGTGTGAGTTTGATTGTTTCCAACACTTAATGTTTGTGTGCATGAAATAAAAGGAGTTAACAGTAATGCAAGTAATAGATTCTTCATAATTTTACGTTTTATAACTCTCTTGAAGAATCCGAAGAAACCCCCATCTAACCATGGGCAGGTCGAGTTTGGTTATTTATATTTTTTTACAATAGTTCCGTCATCATATATCTCAAATACCAATCCTTTAGTATCTGCAGATATTTCTTGTCCCAATTGATTTAAAGTTTTAATATATTTTATATCTTTTATATTATTAACAGATAATACAGAAAAAATTTCGGAGTTACCATCGTAATCATATTGTGTTAATCGGTAATAATTTATTACAGGCTCAAAGTTTCTGTGCACAACTTCATATTCTGTCATATCACTTGTAGTTCCTGATCCATCTATAAATCCAATTTTTTGCCAAGTTTCTCCATCTGCACTTTGTTCTACCTCAAAATAATCACAATTTGTTTCAGAAGCAGTTACCCATTCAATTGAGTTGTATATGTTATTATTTGTTGCTGTGTATGAAATCATTT